CGTTAATGCACCAGAAAAAACATTTCCATTAAAATTAAATGTATGTGAAGATTGTACACATTTACAATTAAGTCATGCAGTTAATCCTGATTTATTATTTAAAAATTATTTGTATGTTAGCGGTACAACTAAAACGTTAAGAGATTATTTTGACTGGTTTGCTGAATTTGCATTATCTTTCTGGAGCAAAAATGCTAAAACAGTATTGGATATTGCGTGTAATGATGGTAGTCAATTAAATTCATTTAAGAAATTAGGTTTAGCAACTTATGGTGTTGATCCAGCTGAAAATTTATATGCGTTAAGTAGCAAAGATCATACCGTTATCTGTGATTACTTAAAACGCGAACATGTTGAACAATTAAATAACGCTAAAATTGATATTATTAATGCGCAGAATGTATTTGCACATAATAGTTATCCATTAGAGTTTTTGCAAATCTGTAAAGATATTATGCACGATGATAGCTATTTGTTTATTCAAACAAGTCAAGCTGATATGGTTGTAAATAATGAATTTGATACAATTTATCACGAGCATTTGAGTTTCTTTAATGCAAATAGTATGCGAGCATTAGCTACTCGTGCTGGTTTGCGATTAGTTGATATTATTAAAACTCCAATTCATGGTAATAGTTATGTGTTTGTGTTTAGTAAAGTGGCACAACCAAAAATGTCTGTTGATTTAGTATTAACTCATGAAAAACAAATTGGATTACAAAATTTAAAAACATACACAATTTATGCAGAAAAAGCAAAACAAGTTGTTGTAGATCTTAATGCTGAATTGTTAAAACGTAAAAATGATGGATATAAATTAGTTGGCTATGGTGCAGCTGCTAAAGGTAATACATTATTAAATTTTGGTAAAATTGATTTAGATTTTATTATTGATGATAATCCATTAAAACAAGGTTTATTTACTCCAGGAACGCATATTCCTGTTGTTAATATTGAACATTTAGAACAATTTAAAGATGAAAAAATAGCATTTGTTCCACTTGCATGGAATTTCTTTACTGAAATTAAATCAAATATTCAACGTGTTAGATACAATGAAAATGATGTATTTATTCGATATTTTCCAAAAATTTCTATAAGTTAATGAAACATAAAACTTTAGATATGAGAGATAATCTTGAATTGTGCAAATTCATAGAGAATCTATCTAAAAAATTTCCATATAAAGATACATTTACTGCAAATACAGCTATAAATGTTCCTGTCCATACACATGACGATTATGAGGCAAGATTGTTTTTAGAAGGTAGCGCAGTTTTTACTGTTGATGGAAAAGTTTGTAAATGCGCTCCAGGAAGTTATATAGAAATAGCTCCTGGAGTTCAACACTCATTTGAATACGATGGAGTTTATCCATTAAAAGTATTAAGATTTTTTAGTAAAAATAATGGTTGGATTGCTAATTTTTGCCCCGAATAATCTAGTTCTGTATTCCTATAAATAGTTAATAAAATTCAGACTTTATATAGGAGATTCAAATGTCAGAATGGGGAAATTATGATGCTAAAACCGTTTACGGAACAAGCATCAACGTAACAAATGGTTCAACACAAGTTGTTGGAACTGGAACATTATTTACAGCAAATTTGGAAATCGGTGATATTATCGGTATTCATTCAGATTTGTATACAAAAAACCGCGTTGCAGCTATTGCAAATAACACATATTTAACATTATCAGATGTTTTTGGTGGAACTTCTAATACTACTTTACCAATTTCATTCGTTAAAATTAACGAACAACCAAAATATGTTTACCGAAATGGTGGAACTAATGGTGAAACTGGTTATACAGCAATGCAGAACACTTATGGCGTTGACACTACAGAAATCGCAAGCGGTGGAGCTAATGTAACATCTATTTCTGTTGGAACTGCTGGAACAAAATATAAAGAAGTTCCAACTGTTTCTGTTGCAAGCGGTACTCTTGCTGCTGATGCGACTATTTCTAATGGAGCTGTTTCTGGCGTAACAATTACTACTACTGGAGGAGCTTATGCTTCTGCTCCAGCAATTACTATTGGTTCGCCATACATTACTTTCGCGAGCGCAAATGTAAGTGCTACAGCTAATACAGTTACTTATGCTCCAGGTCATTTATTTGTTACTGGTGATGCAGCTGTTTATTCTAATGGCGGCGGAACATCTGTTGTTGGTTTGACTAGCGGAAATACATATTACATTATTAATTCTTCAGCTAATACAATTGCTCTTGCTACAAGTGCATCTAATGCAACTTTAGGTACTCAACTTGATATTACTGGAGTTGGAGTTGGTGCTGCGCATAAATTAACATTAACAACTGCCGAAGCAGCTACTGCTACAGCGATCTTAGGTATTGGTACATCAGCAGAATCACAAGGTGCTCACGCTGGCTGGGTTAAGAAAACTGTAGGAACTGGTGGTCGTTCAGGTCGCGTTCAATATGAAACATTAGTTGCTATTGGTTCAATTACAACTGATGCTGTAGACGATAAAACTTTCCCTGAAGTTTAATTTTAAGATAATTGAGAAAAGCCTGTTCGCAGGCTTTTTTTGTACATAAAATTTATGGAATTTTTATGAAAGAATCATCTCAAACAATGTTATATGTTGTGTATTATATCGTGGGATTAATTTTTAGTTTTGCTATCGTTTCTATTTGTGGTTTATTCGCTGCAGCGGGAATTCTCCATTTAATCGCATATGCACAAAAAATAAATATTTAAAAAGTGCTTGACATAATATGTCTAATCTAGTATAATATAACTGTACCGTAACTTTAAACTTATTGAGGAATTATATAATGAAAAAAATGATTTTAGCATTGGCGATTTTAAGTCTTGTTGCTTGTGGCGAAAGCGAAGAAGAAAAGGCTAAAAAACAAACCCAACAAATTCTTGCGCAACAACAACAAATCTTACAAAATCAACAAGCTCAACAGCAACAAATTGAACAGCAAGGCGCAGTAGTTCAGCAGCAAGGTCAACAAATTCAACAACAAGTACAACAACCTGTTCAAGCGCAAGCTCCAGTTATTATTCAACAACCTGCTGCGCAACAACCAGTGGTAGTACAGCAACAACATGATAATACTATGACTAATATGTTGGTTGGTGGGTTAATTGGTCATGCTATTGGTAGCTCGGGAAATTCTTCTAATAATTCATCTCCTAGCTATAATCATGATTACGGTTCTAGTTCACGAACTGTAACTAATGTTACTAAAAATGTTACAATTAATCAAGTTGCTCCTGCTTCAGTAGCCGCTGCCCCCAAAACAAATTACATGGATACAAGTAAATTTAATTCTACCAATTCATACAAACTATCGGCTCCTGTTAGCAGACCAAGTTCAAGTATGAATATGAGTCGATTATCTTCTGCTGGTAAACAATAAGGCGATTATATGATTTTAATAGCAATCATATCTGGTATTTTAATAGCATCAACAGTTTGGTTGACAGTCTATCATTTTAAACACAAAATCAATAAAGCCTAGGAATATATCATGAAAAAAACAGCAGAAATTAAAAGACCATCAGTTGACGGATTAGAACAAGCATTTACTGTAGTTGCATTTGGTAGATTAAAAAAACTAGATAAACCTTTTAACAACGATAGTATTCAATCAGAAGCATCAAGAATTGAGCGTTGTGTTGAATATATGTATAAAATTGACAAAAAAGAAGAATTAGATTATCCACAATTTGCATCTAAATTTTTAAAAGATAATGTTAAAGAGTTAATTTCAGGTAATAAATATTCTGGATTATATCTTAGCGACGTTAATAATGACGTTAAAGAAAAAACATATTACATGGAAGATGCAACTTTTATTTTTTAAGGTTGTAATTATTTTAGTTGCCTCGTTACTGAGGCACCTTTTATTTTTGGTGGCTTATGGAAGTTAATGAGGTTATTGAACGATCGTTTAAAAGAGATTTAAAAAATCTATTAAAAAAGTACAACGCAGAGCTAGATGTTTCTGTTGAAATGTATGATTTTGGTGCTGCAGTAAATGGGATTACGGTGTATATTCCGGAGAGTTATGATAATAATGGTAATATTACGCACGAAGCAGTTAATATTGAATTAACAAAATGGGTTGATTGGGAAAGTTTATAATGCATCAATATAATATAATTTTTATATGTTTTTTTCTCTTGTTTACTAAACACTTTTATATAGATTTTATCAATCAAACATACGAAGAAGTTAAGTGTAAAGGTATATTTGGAAATTTTACCGGAGCAAAACATAGTATTAAACAAGGTCTTGCGACAGGCGTAGTATTACTTCCATTTGTAGATCCAATTCTTTTATTCATAATTGTATACATTGAAATTAACGTTCATTATATTATTGATTATTTTAAAGCGCATTATGGTTTATCAGATGTATCAGATAAAAAGTTTTGGGTGCAATTAGGGTGTGATCAGTATTTACATTATTTAACATATCTTGTTATCGTCTATGTTATTTTAATGGAGTCGTAATGTTAAAATCTACTAAATTTTCTGATTTTGATTTGCAAAAAAAATTAACAGATAGAGGTTGGAAAGGTAAATATTTCGGATATATGAATACCGTTACTTATCTATCTGATAATAATAAAACGATTGCTGTTGTTGAATATGATAATCGGAGATCTTTAATTGTATCTGCAGATTTTAAATAAAAAATGCTTGACATTAAATTTCTGGTATAGTATAATAACTTATACTAATTGGAGGATATTATGATTACTGTATTAGAAACAACCAAGTCTTTTCCTGAGCATATTTTACACACGTATTTTCTAACAAATGATAAATTTAAAATGATTGGTTATATTAAAAATGGAACCACTGAAGTTATTACCTTTAAAAAACCATTAAAATTTTTTACGAAAGGTAGAACTTTTAAGGAGTTAAAATGAATGAAGTAATTACTGAGTGCGATAAATATGGGAATGTTATTTTCTATGCAGCTATGGATAGAGGTTTTTGGTGGCGTAAAGAATATGACGATAAGGGAAATTGTATATTTACCGAAGATTATGCTGGGTTTTGGGTAAAAAAAGAATATAATAAAAGTGGTAAAGAAACACGTTATCAAAATTATCTAGGTGTTGATACAAATAATTGTTAAGAGAAATTATATTATGAAAATGTTATTTTTAATTCGTGGTGTTCCAGGCGCAGGTAAATCTACACTAATTAAATCATTAAATGTTAACCTTGCGGTTTCTGCTGATGATTTTCACACAGATGCAGATGGTAATTATAACTGGACTCCAGAAAAATCTAAAGCTGGTCACGCGTGGTGTCAAGCAGAAGTTAACCGCGCACTACAATCTTCATTTATTGATAACATTGCTGTCCACAATACGTTCACACAAGAGTGGGAAATGCAACCATATTTTAACATGGCCAAAGAACATGATTATCAAGTAACGTGTTTAATTGTAGAAAATCGTCATGGTAATAAAAATATTCATGGCGTTTCAAATCAAGCTGTTCAAAATATGGCTGATAGATTTGAAATTAAATTAATTTAAATTTAGGATAATAATATGAAATTTAGTGAATATTTAGAAAATTTACAAGACTTATTGCACGATAGACCAGAATTAATTGATGCTGAAGTTATTTACTCTATCGATGACGAAGGTAACGATTATAAAATTGTACATTATGGACCGACTCCTGGAAATTATTATGATTTGCGCGGAGATTTTGTTACTGAAAAAGATATCGAAGATGACGGAAGCGATTTACCAACTAATGCAATTTTAATTAACTAAAAGTGATATGAGTAATATTCCAGAAAGCGGTAAAGTATTGATAAAATTTAGTGCGTCTTGGTGCTCACCTTGTAAAGTGTTAACATCAATTATTGAAAATAATCCACCAGCGATTCCTCTCGTAGAGATTGACATTGATGAAGATTATGAATTAGCGGCTAAATACAAAGTTCGTGGAGTTCCTACATTAATTGTTGTGGAAAATGGCGAAGAAATTAATAGAAAAGTCGGATTATTAACTGCAGTACAGTTAAGAGAATTCGTTAAATAAAAGTGCTTGACATTAGAAAGGGCATACGGTATAATAACTGTATGCCCTTTTTTATTGGAGTTTATATTATGCGTATAGGTTTTGCTTGTAAAAAAATTAGTAACCCGTCACAAGTTAATGGGTTGTCTGCTAAAGATCCAGATAAACGTTACAATACAGGTACAACTACAGTTGCGTGGCTTTCTCGTCAAACTGTTGCTGTTGCCGAAAATAAATTACGCGATTTAGTTGCTGCTAACCTGGATGCTGCATACAATTTAGTTGAGTATGTTTCTAAATTACAGCCTATGTTTCGTATGGTTAGATTATCATCAGATATACTTCCGGTTTATACACACGAAAATTGGTCATACTTTTATCAATCAGATTCTATTAAAAAATTATTACAGCAAAAGTTTTCTAGAATTGGAGACTTAGCTAAACAGCACGACGTTAGATTATCATTTCATCCTGGTCAGTTTTGCGTGTTAGCCAGTCATCGCGCAGATGTTGTTAAAAATAGTATTGCTGAGTTTGAGTATCACGCAGACATGGCTAGATTTATGGGTTATGGTAAACAATTTCAGGATATCAAGTTAAACGTTCATTTAAGCGGTAAAGGCGGTCCAGATGTTTTTCGCGATGTTTACGCTAGACTTAGCGTTGTTGCGCAGCGTTGTATTACTATCGAAAACGATGAGTTTTCCGGTTCGTTAGATTACTGTTTACAGATTGCAGATTTATGTCCTATTGTACTAGATATTCATCATCATTACATTAACAGTGGCGAATATATTTCATCTGACGATTCCAGAATACAGCGTGTTATCGACAGCTGGCGCGGTGTTAGACCTGTTATTCATTATTCTCAAAGTCAGGAATCTATTTTATCCAAACATTGCACTAAAACTAAGCCAGATCTATCTGCGTTAATTTCTGAAGGTTATAGCAAATCAAAATTACGCGCTCATTCGGATTTCTATTGGAATACAGCTGTTAATGATTGGGCGTTAACGCACCTATCGTGGGCAGATATTATGTGCGAATCAAAAGCTAAAAATTTAGCTGTAGAAAAATTAACAAAGTGTTTGATATTGAAACTTGCATAGAGTATAATAACTCTATTGTTGATTTTATTGGAGTTTATATTATGAATATTTTTTACCTTAATAATGATGTTAAATTATGCGCTCAACATCACGTCGACAAACACGCCGTCAAAATGATTTTAGAAAGTTTATTTTATAAATATAGTATATAATCATTTAATTTAGGAATATTAATGTATATCTGTCCAATTTGCAATAAAGAGCATGATACTTTACGAAAGATTTCAAAACATCTACAAACTAAACATAATTTAATACCCAAAGATGTTTTATTTGAATTATATCCTGATCTATTTAGAAATTGTGGATATTGTGGGATAAAAATAAAACAAACATTGTCAGATAAGCAAAGTAGAAAATTTTGTGGTTCTGAGTGTGAAGTTGAATGGAGAAAAATGAGGATTCAATCTCCAGAAACTATTGCAAAACGTATAAAAAATACTGATCAAAAAAAGAAAGAAGAAAATAGACAAGCTACTATGGTAGGGAAATATTCAGCATTATATCACTTCCCTGAACCTGAAAATAGAAATAAAAAAATATCAGAAGCATTGCGTGGAACTTCACATTCTGAAGAACATCATAAAAAAGTAATTAATTCTAAACGAAAAAACGGTACATTAAATCATAAACAAGAAACAAAAGATTTAATAAGTTTAAAAATAACTTTAAATTATCAAAGTGATAATCCACCAAACTCAATACCTAAAAATGGAAAAGGCGGAAGAGGATATAAATCGGGATATCTTAATGGCTATTATTATAGATCATCATACGAGAAACAATTCATAAACACCTGTTTAGAACATAATATAAAAATTGAATCCGCAGAAACAAAAGAATTTAGAGTATTATATGAATTTAACGGAAAGAAAAAATGTTATTATCCGGATTTTTATTTGCCTGATTATACTGCTATAATTGAAATAAAACCTACAATACTTCTTGATACTGAAATAAATTCATTAAAATTTGATGCTGCGTTAAAACATCATAAAAATTTTATAATTTTAACTGAAGAAGATATATTTGACAATAATCTACAATGGGTACACGACCTTGAATATTTTTTACATTAACTTCGATCCTAAACAGTGTTCTATTGAGCATACAAATAAACATCTTATCTCACAATTAAAAGAAAGTTGTCAACTATTATCTACTGCTCATCGAGTTCTAGATGGCGTAGAAACTGCAGGTTTTTCTGCATCAGGTCGTAAAAAAACAGTATGGAAACTTAACAATTCTTACGACGATATTTTATATTCAGCAACTCATATAAATCACCCATCGGCTATTTGGGTTCGCCATGGATTTGAAAATTATCAATGGCTTCATTCTTTACTTGTGGAATTATGTAAAGAATACACTTATCGTTATGGTAAAATACACAAATGCGAGCAAATTGGTTTAGTTGATAAATTACAGTATGCTCCATTTAATATTTCAACAAAACTTTTTACTGAACCGACTCCTGCGATGCCAGTTCATTGTATTGTTCCAGGGGATTCAATTGCATCCTATAGAAACTATTACAATACAGAAAAACGACATATTGCTAACTGGAAAGGTAAAATAAATGGTAGAAATACTCCATCGTGGTATGAAGAAAGTGCTTGACATTAAATTACTCTTAGAGTATAATAAACTATAATGAATATTTTGAGGATAATTAAATGTTAAACTTTTTAAACTTATTAGCTGAAACTGCAAGCACTAATGATAAACTTGCTATCCTAGAATCAGCAAAAAATGATACTAATAAACGATTAGTATTTGAATTAGCATATAACCCTAGAATTAAATTTTGGATTAAAAAACGTCCAGAATCATCTTACTTTTCTACTGTATATCACAAAGGCGATTTAACTAAAGCATTAAATGAATTGGTTGAAAATATAGCGAATAGAAAATTAACAGGTAATGCTGCAATTAAATTCGTTAGTAACCTATTAAATAATTTAACGAAATTTGACCAAGAAGTTTTATATCGAGTTATTGAACGCGATTTAAAATGTGGCGTTAATACTAAACTAATTAACAAAGTTTGGAAAGATTTAATTCCAGAATACCCTGTTTTATTATGCGGTAAATTCAACGAAAAAACTGAAAAAAATATCCAATATCCTGCGATCTTACAGTGTAAAATGGATTCATCAAGAATCAACCTTGAATTTGCTGATGGTAAATTTGTATCAGCAACAACTCGTAATGGTAGCGTTTTATCTATTTCTTGTTTCGATAATTTAACGCTACCAAATAAAGATCGTTTTATTCTTGATGGTGAATTAATGTGGTTACATCAAAACGGTACAGTAGCAGAAAGAAAAGTATCAAATGGTTATGTAACAAAAGCTGTTCGTGGAACTATTACTCTTGAAGAAGAATTAGGTTTGTATGTTGTTGTTTGGGATTACATTCCATATGAAGATTTTTTAAAAGAAGTTAGTAAAATTCCATATAACCAAAGACTTGCTACTTTACAAGAATTATCAACAAGTTTTGATAACAAATTACAATTAGTTGAAACTGAAATTGTTAATTCTCGTGAAGAAGTAATGGAGAAATATCAACGCAATTTAGATCGCGGCGAAGAAGGTTGCATCCTCAAATCAATTAATGGTATCTGGGAAGCAAAACGCTCCAAGTATCAATTAAAGCTCAAAGCGGAAGATCCTGTAGATTTGTTAGTGATTGGGTTTACTTTAGGAACTCCTGGAACTCAATTCGATGGTATGCTTGGATCGTTGCTTTGTCAAACTTCATGCGGTCAATTAGAAGTGAATGTTGGTAGCGGATTTAAACATAAACAAGGCGAACGCGATAATCCAGAATCATATGTTGGTAAAATCATTCAAGTAAAATATAACTGTATTATTTCAAGCAAAGGCTCTGATAAAAAGTCATTATTCCTACCAATTTATGATGGTATTAGAGATGACAAAACTACAGCAAACTCGTTAGAAGATCTATCATGAAAAGAATTATCGATTTAATTACTCCAGATACTATAAATAAAACTATAGTTGTTGCAGCTGGACACAAATTTGAAATTAGCGATACTCTTAATGATAAAATCTTAGGAGTAGTTTTGTTTGGAAATTATCGTTATCCAATTATATGGAATGCTAATGGATTTCCGCTTAAAATCAAAGATGCTCCGGAATATTATCACCTTAGATTAATAGAAAAAGAAATGAAAATAAATTATACAAACCCAAAATTAAAAACGCCATTAGCAAAATATGGAAAACTTCTTAATGGGTTTAACAATAATCAATTAGATGAGCCTCAAACAAAAGAATTGATTAAATTATCTTCTCTGTTAATTAACGAATTAATTAAAGATACGCAACGAACTAAAAAACTTTCTATGATGGATGGAGATTTAGCGAGATTACAAAAAAATAATAGTGTTTAATTTCTGGAGTTATTATGTTGGTCTATGATGTAGAAACGCTTGGAGCTGAATCTAATTCAGTTATTTTATCTGCTGCTATTGTTTATTTAAATCCCGCTGAAAAAAATACATGGGAATCGTTATATGCAAATACCTTGTTTGTTAAATTTAATGTAAAAGAACAAATTAAACAATACAATCGCGTTACCGAAAAAGATACCATTACTTGGTGGAATAAACAATGTGATTTAGCTAAGAAACAAAGTTTTTATCCAAGTGAAAAAGATTTACCAGCTAAACAAGCAATTGCTTGTATTAGAAATTATATTGCTTCTCATTGCGACCCAAAAACTACGTTAATCTGGACTCGAGGCAGTTTGGATCAGGTTGTTATAGATAGTTTATGTAAAGCAACTGGCGATGAGCCAATTATGCAATATTCAAATTATCGAGATATGAGAACATATGTTGATTTGGCTGCTACTAAATCCACTCGCGGTTATTGTGATATTAATCCAGAAACTTATCCTGGAACATGGGATCGAAATGTGGTTGTTAAACATCGCCCTCAAGACGATGTTATATTAGACGCTCTTATGTTACTATATCCAAGTTAATTATGAAACTTATTGAAAAATTTATATTAGGCGTTGTATTATTTTTTTTATTATTAATGGCAGTTCCAGCTATAGCGATTAAAATTTCTGAATTAGCATTAATTGTTTTCTTTTTGGTTGTACTGCTAAATCTAGGAAAACCTAGATGAATGGTGAGATTTGGCCAGTAACAAGAAGAAACTTTAATAATCTTTCACTAAAGAAAAAAGTAGAAATATTAAATTATAGAAAAACGCTTGATAATACTATTGAACTTTTATTATTAAAGCGCAAACTGTGTAAACTTTCTCAGGAAAGTAACTGAATTGTTGTAACTCCTTCAAAATGAAGGCGTCTGAGACGAGGGTTCGAATCCCTCCAGCTTCACCAAAAACGCACTTTTGCCGCAGCTAAGTAGTGACGATATTCACATAAACGAACTGGAATGAAAAAATTTTGCCGGACCAGTTTAAGTGTGTTTTTGATGAGGCTGTCATGGTTTCGATCAGGCGAGATAGTAGAGAAGGCAACACGAGAGATGACTGACGTAATCAGCATAAAACAAAGTAAATGCAAACGATGACGTTTACAACTTGGCTTTAGCTGCTTGATAGCTATTGCCTGAGATTAAACCACTTGGAAACAGAACGGTTAGGGGATGTTCGCATCCCCGTTTTATTATTAACTATAGGAAAATATTATGCTTTCAGTATTGGGAAAAAACGTTCTTGTTTTAAAACAAAAAGCGGAATATCAGGGTTTAATTTATGGCGTTAACTCTGAAGATAATACAAAAGGAAAAGTCATGAACTTAGGTCATGATGTTACATTACTTAAATTAGGCGACATTATTCTTTTGAATTGGAATAAAGCAAAAAATGTTTCTGGAGAGTTATGGGTTGTTTCAGAAGATGAAGTCGTAGCGGTGTTCGAAGATGATTAAACAATATATGAAACGCCCAGTGACCATTGAGGCGATTAAATTTGAATATAACAATAAGTGTATTCAGGAACTAAAAGATTGGCTTGGAAGCGAATTCATAGCCTCTGGAAAGGATAGGCATCCTGATGCCAAAGGGTGGTTACAGATTGGAACCCTAGAAGATGGACATGGGAAAAATAAAATTGCCCATGTCGCTACAGAAGGTGATTATATCATTAAAGGAATACAGGGTGAATTTTATGCCTGTAAACCGGATATTTTCTATCAAACATATCAAGAAATTTCAGATTCTATTATCGAGTTTAACAACGTTTATACAGGTTGTTAATTACTTGGAGAGGGCGTGGAATACACCATCCCAGTTAGCTGGACATTCGCCTGAGATTCTTTCTAGCATTAATTCATAATAATGTTGTAGAGGTCCAGGTTGTTCAGCTAAATGTTTACATATAACTCTAGCAGATCCCCAATCTCCTGCATAATATGCATTCAAATATTGTTGATGCGCAGGTAAAGTTTCGGCTACTGTAAACATTTTTACACCAATATGTTTACCCTTAACTGCAATGCAATCCAATTCTGCTAATTTAAAATCATCTTTAACTAATTCAGCTGTTGTTTCCCCAAGGATTAGTAACACGCCATATCCTTTTGTTTGCCCTTCTAATCTAGAAGTTAATGATACAGTATCTCCTAGTACATCATAACCGAATCTATATTTCGATCCAATGTTACCTATTAAAATTGGTCCAGAATTTACACCAACACCCATACCAACTGGAAGTTTACCCAGAGAAATTAACTGTTTATTAAATTGAGTAACAGCCTCAACCATTTCTAATCCAGTTTGAACAGCAACTTTCGCATGATTTTCATCATCTAATGGAGCACCATGAATGTGTAAACTTGCATCGCCAATAAATTTAATAATACATCCATCATTTTTTAATACAGGTTCAGAAATAGCAGTCATATAATCGTTCATGATTTGAGTTAAACCCTCAACATCATCACCATATGATTCGCCTAAAGTAGTAAATCCGCGAAGATCCGTCATAACAGAGGAGATTAATTTTCTTTCTCCGCCTAATTTAATTAAATCTGGATTTTTTTGTAATCTTTCAACCATTACAGGGGAAACGTATCCGCCAAATTGTTTTTTAATTTGCTCTTTTTGTAAATATTCAGAAAGAAATTTAACGGTATATGCATGCCCGTAAACTAATGCAATTCCAATTACAAAAGCTGTAATGTCAATGAGCATATTATAGCTCTTAAAGACCCATGCAGCTGCGAAATGACTTGCACCTAACGTTAGTATTACCGGAACAAATGCATACGTCCAGCGCGATCCAACGACAACTAAGGCTCCTCCTAAGAATATAGCCAATGCTTCAGCCATATCTGTCCAATCAGGACGTTCTATAACTACGCCATTAATCATAGTAGAAATAACAGCCGCCTGAACATCTTGCGGATAAACCGCTCCAATTGGTGTTGATAATGGATTTGCAATACCAGCAGCAGTTGTTCCAACAATAACCACAGCTCCACCAAAATCAGCAGGAATATCAGTAATGCTTACTGCTTGATTTTTTTGACTCCAATCAATCCAGATTCTACCTAGACTATCTGTTGTAACTGGACCAAATTGTGGAATGCGCAGTTTTTCTACACCCAATTCATTTAATTTTACTTGGAATGTTGTATCCTGTGCAAGAACTCGTAACGTTTCTAAACTTAATGCTGGATACAATACATTGTTAACTGATGTTAGTAATGGAACTCTGCGATTAACTCCATCAATTTCCGGTAGCGTATTAACAGTTCCAACACCAGCAGAACTATTTTCTAATGCAGAAATATTGGAAATAATTCCAGGATAGCTAACTATTTTATCTTGATATTCTGGATTTAAAATTACCGATCCAGGATTCTTTGGAGTATTTTTAGTTTTACCAGCAGGAACACTAGGTAAAATAACAGGTAATACTTTTAAAGTTTGTTCTAATTTATCATCTCCGCCTAAACGGTCAGTTTCGCTCATTAAAACATTAAATACAACTAATCCTGCATTATGTAAATATAATGTTTCAATTGTATCTGCATAAAAATCGCGTTTAAATGGCCATTGACCATACTTATCTAATGCTGCTTCATCAATGTTAACTGTATAAACATTATTTTCTGTTGGAGCTTTAGATGTAATTAATGTATCGAAATAGCGAAGACGAATCGATTCAACAAATGATGGATCGGCAACCCTAACTGCTAAAACTAGCAGTAGAGTTACCAATGCCCAATAAGGACTTAATAATGCTTTTAACTTAGAACCAATCTTCATATTTCGCTGCCGCTGTTTCTAATGCTTTTAAATTTTCTGGAATTGTTGGAGAAAAATCAACACCAGCTTTAACTTCTAAATCAGCAACAGGAACAATGTATTTTGCCAATTGCTTTGGGTCAACTTTTTCATTAGGGAATAAAAATGCAATCATTCTTTCTTTGCTTGGTTGAATAATTACTTTGTAAATATGAGTGGGAACTCCAACTTTATTTCCAATAGTTTTGTATTCGCCCTCATAAATTGTTCCGGTAATTGCATAAACATCGCCATGAGCAACTAGATCGCGGGTTTTTTCTTCAAGTAATTTCCATGCTCCGCGATTTAATGGTTGACTTTGAGGCATCATGTTATCAAGGAAAAATGATTCGCTCATTACTTTAGCATCATAAACGAAATCTGCTGCGGGTGCCATGTGTCCACGATCTAAGTTAGAACCAACATAATCTTTTAATGTTACACGGTATTCAGCAGGAACTTCTGCATCTTCACGAAAATCATCTTTTCTACCAACTGCTTTTTTTAGGTGATCAGCTGTAATATGTTCAATAACAAAATACGGGACTTTGGTTTTATAGTTTAGGTTAACAGCATATCCAGTTTTACAGATATATTGATTATCGCCTTCAGTTTTAATTTGCGGAGCACCCCAAGTTGCAAAATGTGAACATTTATCATCGATTGAATTTGCAGAAATAGCTGTAGAAAATAAAAGACATAAAGCTAAAACAATTTTTTTCATGATTACCTTAAGTTAGATTAAAACATTATTTATGAACAAGATTTTCTTTAAATATTTTCCAGCAATTTTCCCAAGTCCATTTGAATGAGCTAACATAAACTTTATGTCTATCAAGAGATAAACATTTTAATATAGCGTTTTCAAAATTTTCATCTATGTAACCATTAACATCAGATTCAATAACATCAATTGGACCAGCAACTGGATATCCAGCTACAGGGCATCCCAATGACATTGCTTCAATCATTACAATTCCAAATGTATCGGTTTT